CTGCAAGTAGTGAAGCCCCTGAGGCCCACCAGCATCTTCTTCGTCAGCACCACGCACAAACATACCATTAAGCATCTCACCAACAGTAGTGTTGCCATCAGGACGTTTCTTTAGGAGTCCAGCAGCGTAGCGGGAGTTCCACAACTCTTGACCAGACAGAGACTGAGAAAGCTTGAAGTTCGCAGCAATGTCTTTTGGGGTGTAACCAATACCAAGCTTAGAACCTACAGCAGCTTCATAGCCCTCTACAAAGTCTTTCATGGTTTTATCTGGTATCCAAGAAATTGCATCACCAAGCCAGTTAGTTACTTTATCATCTGCCCCACGAGGGTAGTATACAAAACCAGCATCCTTAAGGCTCTCAACGAAACCCTTTGTTGAACCATCTTTAGCACCAAACAAGAATGAACGGTAGAAGCCAAGCTTCTTCTGGTCGACAGACAACTCAATGCCGTCTTGTTTGAGAACTAAGGCTGCAAAGTCTTTAGCATCCACAATATCATCTTTGGCCCAAGCAAGATATTTGGGGATACTATCCTTGAACCCTTGAAGACCTGCTCGCAGATCAGCATCAACCTTGGTGAGATCAATCCTATCTTTTATTTGTTGAGTGATAGTAGCTGCATTCTGACCTATAGCAGTCATCTTGATCTCTTTGTAGGTACCAAAGACTTTTGCAAGCTCAGTACCTTCTGTCAACCTTGAGAGGCCTTTTGCAGACAGCTTACCACTCTCAACCAAAGCAGGAATCGCAATAGCTCCGAGAGCAGCAATACCAGTTTGAGCGTAGCTATACTTATCTTGTGCCCCAGTATCTAGCAGAACACTTTGGTAAGCAATGTCAGTGCCAGTACCAATAACCAGATCAGGTGCCCCATAAGCAAGCACACGCTTTGCTACACCGGGAGCCACCTTAGGTATACCAGTTGTAGCCAGCTTAGTTAGTCCAGCAGAGAACACACCATGCTGTGCACGAGTGGCAGCAGCCTTAGCTGCAGACTTTGTTGCACCTGCTGCAATAGACTTCTGCAACTGGGTTTTATAAGCTGTCTTAGCGGCGACAGAGAGGGCCTTAGCAGAGCCTTTAGCTCCACCCATGGTCCACGCCCTACCAACACCCAGAGACAGCGCTGTAGTGGGGTCCCAGATGGCTGCAGACATATAATCCTTCACACCATCAAAAGTGTCTCCCCAAGTACCCTCACCAGTGAAGATGTTGTCCATATTCTCGAACAGGATATAACCTTTACCAAGCTTAGCTTTCGTGTCGTCATCTGCCATAGCAGAGTAGGCAACTTCATTAGCAGTCGTGACTGTGTGACCACCAGCAAAAGAGCGGTGGTAGTTCTGCCAAGTTTCAAACTTGTCTTTGGGTGACATGTCTTGCCAACCAGTGGCTACAACACCACCAGAGGCACCTACAACAGTGTCCTTAGCAATAGTTGCCAAGAAGCTGCCAGATTTGTAGCGGGTATCAAGGTTCTCTTCGATCAGCCGGCCAAGGGCAGGGTCTTTCCAAGCACCACCATCATCAGACAAGAAGTCACTCTGAGTGAGTGGACGACCATAACGCTTGATAACATCTTCTACAGACTCTTCCGGGGTTTTCCCAGAGAGGCTAAAAGTCAGTGGTTGTGGAGGAGTAGAACCACTCAGCGAAAAAGTAACGGGGGCCTTTTGCTGACCCCCACCACTCATACTGAAAGTTTGTACTTCATCTGTCATTCCGTCACCACCATAGTCACACCGTTAATCGTGATAGTGTCCCCAACCTTAAACTTGCCAGCTCGACCAGCTTCCATAGCCTCTTGATCGGAGTTAAACGACAGACCAACCTCACTTGGCAGAGGCTCTACATAGACTTCAGTAGGTTCCTCTGGAGAGGTAATGTTATCCCAACCACCACCAAACTTAACCTCACCAAGACGGGGGTCATTACTAATATAGGATGTAAGCGGGTTAATACCAGTCATCTGGATAGCAGTGGTCACGTCACCAGCTTCAATACCCTCCAGTGCAGCAGCAGCTTGCTGACTCTGCGAAGCAGCTTTCTGACGGTCTTCCTCAGAAGCATCTGGGTCACGAAGAGTCGCATCAGCTTTTTGAATAGCTGCAGTCACAGCACCCTTAAGGTCTTCTGTAGCAGCATTCTTGGTGCGGATAATATCTTCCTGAGAAACAGGTTTGAGTGGTTTATAGGCAGTAGTACTAGTAACTTTAGTGGGTTGGGTGAGTGAGAGGTCAAAGATCCTCTTGTCTTCTTGCGAAAGATCAAGGTTGAACTCTTCTGCCAGATCTTCATACTTGATCTTACCACCAACTTGAACAGTGGAGATGGTACGGTCTGCAGCCAACTCCAAGGTCTCTTTGCTCATAGCAAAGTTAGGGTCAGAGTTCTTCTCTACAAAGTCCACCACCGTCGTGAGAGCAGTAGCTCCACCTTCACTAGAGAGCTTTGCAATCTTTTCGTCAGACAGACCATAAGTTTTCAGCACCCCCATAGCATGTTGGGCTTTGGGATCATTAGCACCACCAGAAGTCTGACTACGTTTTATAGCCAACTCCATAATCAGAGCTTTCTTTTTGTCTGCTTGCTCCTCAAGGAAAATCTCTCGGGCGTTCTTACGATCACGACCCTCAGAGAAGCCTTTAGCAAATCCTGACATAAAACCCATTACTTAATCCTCTTTTGTACGAAAGCTTCTTTAGGAGCTTCTTTGGGGGCCTCACTCTCAGCCATTTCAGCTTTGACACCAGAGATAAGACCCTTCTTAAGCATCATCTTGGTCTTCAAGAACTCTACTTGTTTACGGTCTTTGGCTTTCTTTTCTTTATCCTCAAAACCATCTTCCGCAGGAATCTTAAGGGCTTTGGCCACAGACTTAATATGAGCATGGATGACAGGGGAAACAAGCATACCAACATCAATAGTGTGAACGCCACTTGAGATACCACTTCTGACAATCATATCTACCATAGATTTCACTGTCGCACCAAGCTCAATAGCATCCATAATAGAAGTCATACGATCAATGTCGTTAAGCTTTTCCAGATACATTGCCATCACTTCTTCTGGATCAGTTAGTTCTGGAGGACGTTCCCAAGGGAAGGCTTTAGGTTCCCGAGTCAAGGACTCTCCGGGGATTGGACCAGTAAACATTTATTGACCTCTTCGCGCGATAATAGGGTTACGACGTGGGGCTGACAAGTTATCCATCAGCAATAGGGCTTTCTTGCGGTGAGCAGCCATTCCAGCCACCTTATCTGCCACAGTGCCGGGAGCACCACCAGCACCTTCATCTGAGCGACTATGAAGTCCGGGAGCACCAGCGTTAATAGTAGAATACAAGTCTAGTAGACCCATGCCGGGTGTGACCCCACGAGAGCGCAGATAACTCACCACAGCACCGTCTCTGCCTAGTTGAGAATTGTAGGGGTCATCCCAACGAACTCCATGTTCTTTAGCTTGAGGTTCACCAAACTGAATAAGACCTTTGTGTTGTCCCCACTTGGTCGTTGGACCTTTTTGAGTGGGGTTGAAGGTACCTCCAGTCTCATAGGAAATAGTGGTTGCTAGATCTACAGGGTCAATACCAAGTTCTTCTGCAGCTTCTCGGATACCGATAGCCACTTGACCAAGATTTACATCCTTAGAGCTAAGGGATACACCCTCTGTGCTTGTATCTTTAACCCAAGCGGGGTCTTCTCCAGTTTCAAGATTGCTACCAGTACCCTCACCAAAATCTTCTCCAGCTAGGCTAGCGATACGCATATATTCCAGAAGGGTGTCATTGAAGGTGTACTCTTTTTCTTCTGTCTTTTTCTCTGGACGACGGACAAGAGTTGAATCCTGTCTTGCAACCATATCCTGAGTTTTCTCTGCACGTACCTTTTGGTATTCACCAGATTGAATTTGGTCTGCAGCACTCATTGCTTGTAGGTAAAAATTACGGTAAGTCATTAAAAGAGTTCCCCAACGATAGACCCAAGTAGTTGACCCCAGCCTGCATCCTCTTCTGCGTCAAGCTGCATCTTAATCTTTTGCAAGTCTTTGTCCCCAAGTGCAAGCTGCAACACACGGTCGAGAGCACTCTCAGAAGAGGTGAAAGCAAACGACATAAGGTCTCGCTCTCTCTGCCAAATCTGATCCATAGCACCTTGAGTGAGTCCAGTAGCAGCCTGAGCAGCTTGAAGGTTTGCAGCATTCTGAGCAGCGGTATTAATGGTAGAAAGGTTCTGACGCCAAGCAGCGTTAGCCTGTGCAATGATTAGGGAGTTAGAGGCGTTAAAACGATCACGCTCTGCTTCTTGGTTAGCATTAAACTGCTCTAGAGCATTGGCTTCACCAGCATTAAACTTTCGCATGGTGTTGTTCTGGTCAGCATTGAAGCGAGAAACAGACTCTTGGAGACCAGCAAAGAATTGATTAGTTTGGTTTTCAGAGGCAGCGTTGAATTGCTTAGCTGCGTTCTCTGCAGCAGTATCCGACAACAAACTATTGATACGGGCTTGAGACTTGAACAAGGTCGTCTGTTGACGATTATCCAAGTTAGCCATATCCATTGCCAAGAAAGACTTAGCATTCTCTACACGAGCTTGTTGACGGTTGCTGAGGTTGGCCAAGTCCATTTGCGACATAGCAGCAGCATCTGCCATAATTTTGGCATTCTTGGCGTCAAGGTTGGCAAGGTCAACACTCTGAGCCATACGAGCGTTCTCCAAAGCAATTTGTTGCTCCGCAGTAAAGTTCATATTAGCAATCTCAGAGATCTTGGCGGCGTTCAAAACCTTAGTCTGAAATTTCTGGTCGAAGTCCTGACCAAGGAACTTAGCACGTTGCTCTGCAGAGAACATGACAGCTTGCTGCTTGTTAGACAAATTCTGTTGTTCAAAGCGAGATAGGGTTTCTGCATCAGCCTGTGCAATAGGTACAGCAGACTCCATAGCGGCCTGTACGATAGCTTGTCCAGCCATTGAGGATGCACCTAGCCCACGAGCAGCCATAGCAGCAGAAGCAGCTCTCATAGCCCCTGCAGCCCAAGCTGGTGTAGCTCCACCCTCAAACTGAGACATAAGACCTTCAAGCTGACCTGCAACAGTAGCCATCTTACTGGGTTGTGCTGTAGCAGCCTCTACCTGAGTAACCTCGTTGACCTTCTGCATATCAACTGCAGAACCATCAATAGCTTCACCAGCCTCAAGCTTACGCTGCTCTGGAGCACGGACGGTTTGTGAACCAGAGAGTTGTGCAGCTTCAAGATCAAGCTGAGCTAGAGTATTAGGGTCTTGTTGAGCGGCATCAATCTGAGCTTTATCAGATACAGTGCCTTGCTCTGCAGCAGTTTTATCAAGGATTTTATTGGTACCGTCAGCAGCTTTAGTAGCATCAACCTTAACTGCATCAACCTTTGTAGGTGCCTTAGCTGTGGAAGTGCCTTTTACTTTAGTAAGCTTTGCTTCGTTATATTTACCTTGAGTACCAGTACCTTTAGCAATTATCTGATCTTTGTTGGGGGTAATCTCTTTTACAGTAGCTTTGGTTACCAGATCTTGGGGGTTGGTTAAAGAAGTACCAACAACTTCTTTACCAGAAGTCGGTGCAGTGGCAGTGGTGTAAGCTTGCTGTGCAGTGGTCAGAGCTTTTTGCTTAGCCTCTAGGTCACGAAGACCCTCTTTGAAGTTAGGGCGCTTAGCTGCCAGTTTCTGAGCTTCTGCAAGAGCAACCTTAGCTGCATCCAAACTACTCTTAAGTCCTGCCTGCTTGTTCTCAGTTGTAGCAGGGGGGTTTCTTTGTACAGAAACTTGATCTGGGCTTACCATACCACCAGCAGCCATCTCAACCTTATTAAGACGTGCTTGTGCTTTCTGTGCGTATACACCCAGTTTTGCTGCAGCAGAAGGAGAAGCAGCTAGAAATTGACTCATACTCTCTTGATCCTTTGGGCCTTCATAACCCATACGACCCAAAAGAGTAAATTGTTGTTCAGGAGAAAAACCTCCAAACTTTTTAGCCATTATAACTGCCCTTATTAGTTTTGAGTAGTTTACTCATTTTAGATGTAGTAGTCAAGATTAGAACACCCGACCAGTAACAGTAATTTGCATTGACCGTGCAACAAGTGTACCAGCAGAGTTCCAAGCTGCATACTCAATATTATTCCCGCTAACATAGTTTGCGTAAGTAAATGCAGGAGCTGCAGTTTTAATCGTAGCCTGACACACAACAGGGTAACTAACGGAAGCTGAAACTGGCATGAGAAGTGTTACCGGTCCGGTAATATCAGTGGTTACGATGCGGTGGTAGATAAAAGTACCATCCGCAAAGATGGTATAACCTTGGTTGTTAGGTACATCATCCCAACGCTCAAAGATAGCCCCATCCCCCGGAGTGGGGTTGACAAGACCTACCATATCTCTGCGGTGTAGTTCCTCTGCCCAAGTACCCCAAGCACCAGTAATTCTTGCTCGAACAAAAGTTCGAGGAAGGGTGTCACTCTCTCCAGTAAAGATTTGGGTTTCGCCCCCGCCCACACTCCTGCGGCGATGAGATAGACGACCTCTAATAAGACCAGTCGGTCCACCAGATGAGCCAAGAGAAGTATCGTAGCTATACTCTGCAGGAACAATGGAGTTATCGGTTACAGCACAGTTACCAATCAGTGGAAGCAGTCCACCCATGCCGTAGTCACCAACCTTAGTGAGACGACCAGCAGTGCCGTCCACGTTTGATTGTGTTACAGCGTTACCAGTAACGGCACCCGTGATAAAGGCTCCACCAGCAAGATAAAGATCTTTCCAGCGTACCGCAGTAGTACCAAGATCACGAGTATTGTTCGAGGTAGGGGTAAGGTTACTATTAACTCCCGTACTTAGCTCAAGGGTTGCACCATAGAGGTCATTAGCGTATAGCTCCAGCCAACGGTTCCCCGGACGACCTAGACTACGGGTACCAGTAGCTTCTGGGGTGAGGTTAGAAGATACGTTACCCGAAACCAATAGTCCAACAGTGTCTACCAACGTGCTTGCAAAGATACTCCTCCAACGCAAGGAGGTGCTACCCAAATCGTGGATGTTGGTTGTCTTGGGTCGTGTCTGCGTAGCAGTGACAGTAATATCTTGTGTTGGGCCAACCACCTCAATGGGTGCCCCATTAGCTGCACTACCATCGTGTTTATGTCCACTTACAGCAGAGAAAGCAGCCTGTACAGCATCAAATTCACCATCAAGATCAGAGGCATTGATAATGTTGCCATCTGCAATGTTGTTGGAAGTGTCGTTACGAACGTAACCTACCATAGAAGAAGTCCTTATTGTCTGTCGTTAGTCTGGAACTCAACTACGATTGCGTCCAGAGAGAAAGGGGGGTGTTGACCTTGAAAGTTGTATGCCAGAGAAGAGGTAAACCCAGAACCCACAAGTTGGTTACTAAAAAGGGTTACCAGTTTACCCCCATAAGTAGAAACCCCAAAAGTAGATAGACCAAAAAACGAGGCAGGACTTGAGGTATTACTAAGGGTCAGTTGATTGGGCTGAATAGACAGAGGTTGATCGAAGTCCAACTTCAAATTCACCGTACCCTCTACAGAACCCATAGGGTCAATATAGGTATTCAACTTGAAGAATGTTTTACGTAGTCTGGGGTCAGTATAGGAGAAGAAGGGGGTATAGAAAGTAGATACAATATCTACACCATCTAAACTATTACCACTCTCAGCCTTATATACAAAACCGTCTTCCTGAGCAAAGATGATAACCTCTTCCCCAAGAAGTGCAGAGTAGATGCTATCAATAACGTACGCTTTGAAGCCAGAAGTTTCTGCCCAAGCAATGTTGTCTGTAGACTGATCTGAGAACTGTGTTGCCAAAAGACCTTGAGTACTCTCAGGAGTGATGTTCTCGTTAAAACCAAACAGACGATACTGACTCTTCTCACGCACAACACAACTTGCGAAAGAGGTGTAACGGGTGAAGAATTGCGTGGCCTCTGATTGAATATTACGGGAAGCAACAGCAAGGTTAAAGTCACCGAGACGGTCTGTAGCAGACAGGAATCTTACCCCATCTGTGGCGACAAACATGATATCCCCACCAACCTCTTGGATCGTATCTTCATAGATACACCCAATATCAAGGGAAATTGGTTGGAGGTTGAAGTCACTGATAGTGTTACCCACAAGACGATGAATCTTGCTACGACTGAAGATGATTAGCTGTTCTCTGAACACAACCATTCCAGTAACTTCGTGGGGCAGAGAAACAACTCCAGCACCATTCGCAGCCGAGAAATCCCCATCAGTTAGTGGGGCAGTAAAAGCAATCTTGTTGCCTTTGGCGTAGAACAGGGTAGATTTGAACTCTACAACATGCGTTGCACCAACAACGTCGGCAGGAGCATTATGGAGAACCTCATAACTACCGGCAGTGTATCTAAAAGGCTTGTTACTTCCATCAACACCAATAATGGTCTTAGTCCCCGTAAAGTCGTGTCTTGCAAAACGAAGCTTATCATCACCAGTACGACTGGAAGAAAGCCAGACAACAGGTGCATTAAGTGTGGTGGCAGATGCAAGGTTAGGTGTAACAGTCACAGTAGCTGAACCAGCAGTCACAACTGGATCTGCAGTAAGGGTATATACCTTTTCAATACCAGTGATATAGAAAGTATCCCCAGTTTGGGGTTGACCAGTAATACCACTGATGGTAAAGCTAGCCCCAGTCTGTCCTGCAGTGGGGGTTACAGTTGTACCATAAGAAGGGATATTAACCTTGCTCCAAGCACCACTAAGGCCTTTGTAAAGATTTCCCCCTCGTTGCACAAGAGCTTGACTGTTGAAGAAGAGTATACCGTCAATCAGCATAGCACGGTTATTGAACACCACGGTAGCTTTGTCTGCAGGGGATACTGCTAGGGCTGGTGTGATTACCATTGTGGCTGTTTTAGCTCCCGAAGAGAAAGAGGACGACACCACAGTGTAGGTATTAGCGCCAATAGTGAACACATCACCAGCAATGGGAGCAGCATGGATATCTGCGACAATCAACGTAGTACCAGTTTGACCACTGCCCTGCACACGTACAGTACCAAAGGTTGGTACGAAAGTATCAGAAGTTTTTTCAAACCCCAGAATACGACGATAGCCACCTTGTACAGATGGCTCAAAGTTTACCAGTTTTCTTGCTGAACCCGGAGCTTGTAGACCTTGCTGCAACGGGCTGATATTGGTGATTAGGCCACCACGGAGTTCAATTGGAAACGTTTCCCAAGCTGTAGGCATTTATCGAACTCTCTTGTCTCGGATGTATTCGTATCGGTTGATATAGATCGTACGCATCTGTTCTACCCCACGGCGGAACTTCTCTTCTGACACTGTCGCATCCTGAGTGTTGCCACGGAACAAGTAGACGTAGTACATGGCCCCATCCTCCACAACACCCCTAAACATTTCAGGTACGGTTGGTATATCAGTAGCAGAGGTCATATCAACTGGAAGATTGTAGTACTCAAACACCACTTCATAGGCATTGTCTGGAACAGGTACCACACCAAATTTCATATCGGGGGTTCTGAACACTTGTAAGGGTGAACCAGTCTTAGGTGTAGCATTGTACTCTTGATCTACAAATTTCTCAAGATAATCTTCGTAGGACAAAATACTAAGCTTCTTGGTAGCATTATTAAAAGTCACGTTACCCTTAAGACGAAAGGTATCGTAGTCAACAGTCTTAGTCGTTGCAGGTAGTGTGTACCGTGTTTGACCAACTACCAAAGTTTCAGTTTGAGTGTTGTGATTGAATGGCCACTCAAATTGTTCGTGATTGATCTGGCGAATAGCGGAGTTAACAGCATTTTTAGCTGTGTCGTAGAAACCAACCGCAGACCCAAAGTTGACCTCGGTGAGAGGAACTTCGTTCACACGTTTGTTAATGTCGTTCACCAAACCAAGAAAATTGTAAGCCATGTTATCCCTTTAGACAGCAAAAAGGGCCAGCCTATGAAAACCACAGACCAGCCCCAAAAGCTTTGTTTAGAACTTAGCCGAGAGTGTTGCGATCAGCAGCTTCACCCTTGAGTACCGACTCATTCACATCCACCACAACAGCGAAGATACGAGCAGCAATGGTACCCGGAGAACCCGAGATCGTAGTCACAGCATCAACCGTGTCAGCAGCAGCGACAAGACCAGCAGTGGTGCCGATACGGATAGTACCAGCAGCAACGTTGTCAAAGCTCACGTCGTTAGCAAACACCGTGGTACCATCAGTCACGTCCAGAGTGTACGTGGTAATATCCGGTACAGCAGAGTAGACTTCAACACCAGCAGCAAGAACAAGAGAACCAGCGGGAACAGCGGGACCAACAGTGGTGCCCGAGGTAGCAGCAAGCGTAACGTATTTTTCTACAACGTACGCCTGATTACGCAGAGATTGCGAGATAGCCATTTAGAGTATTCCTTTAAAAGATTGGGGGTCAACCTAAGTCAACCCCCATGGCCAATTAGGCGAGGTTATAGCGAGCAACAGTCAGGGCTTCCGGGCGCAGGATCTTACGACCATACAGGTGGAGGCCACGAACGATGTCAGCAAACGAGTCAGGGTCACGATACTGTTCAGTCTTGTTGATCTGTTCAGCGGTAGCAACTGCCGAGTCATGGCCAGCGACAATCACACCAAAGTTGGTGGACTGAGCCGAAGTACCCGTGGTAGCTGCACCAGTACCAACCGAAGGCAGGTTGTTCGAGACGTAGATACGGAAGCCGTTCCAGTTCTGGAGAACCAGACCATTGCGCAGAGCACCCGACTGACCGTAGTCAGCATTCAGGAAGCGCGAGTCTTCATCAGACAGGACTTCCATCATAACCGGATCAATGACCAGCCAACGACCTTGCTTATCCACGTTCTGTTGGTCCAGAAGACGACCCATGCGGTTGATGAGCATGACAGGCGACACGTAGGCAGTCGGCAGAGCGGTGGCACCGGGCAGACGAGCAGCAACCGGGATCGAGTCCCCA